TACATTATGCGAAATTAAACGTTGTACTTCTTTAAAGAAGGTTTAGTGGTATGCAGAGTTATTTTTTATTCAAATAATGGCCGAGGGTATCAGATTACAAGAACCTGTAAAGATTAATAAATTAGACCAGAATGAAATAATTGAATGATAAATTAACGAGCAATCAAATTGATTAATATTGACAGAACCTTTACACCTGATGAGCCGACCATGATTTTAATAAAAAAACATGGTGAGAAAGATGACATTATCGAACGCATTATTAACTTATTTAGATAAAGGCAATCCAGCAGATAGAGAAAAGTCTTTTAAAGTTATTGCTAAATATATAGCAGATGAGGAAGCAAACTGGCTAAGAATGAATGAGCTGGAAAGAGAAATGCTGGAAAAAGATTGCAAAGACCAATTAGAACAAACTTATGTATACGCAAAAGAATGGAAAAATAAGGATTTATGGAAAAAATAAATTAAGAATCAAAGGGGCTTTATGCCCCTTATTTTTTTGTCTCATAAAATGATATTTTAGAGATAGAGCGTGAATGTTTAATGACTATATTATCAATGTTGAGCTAGTAAAGAGTTTTGACAGCATCATTATCAATGTTGATTTTATTGTGATTAAAGGCGTGAATGTGACAAAAGCACAAAGAAAGTGCTTTAGATCGTCACAAGATCAGACTAACTATTTTGTAGTCTAGGTTTAATTTTACGTTTGGTTTTTTCTATTCTGTGAGGTTTTTTAAAAGGATCAAATGGGCGATTATCAAGAAATGATAAACACATAGAAACAGACATATCTATCAATGTAGCCTGTTGGGTATAACATTTGCAATCATTACCTTGTGAGATACAGCCAGATACTTTAGGTAGTGCGGAAACCTTGGCTATTTTTTGATAAATAGGGGCAGTATATGGAAGCCCCTTAATTGCGGGAGTTAAATCAGTATGCCAATTGATATGTTTATCCTTACCTTGAGGCTTGAAGCTGGGAACAAAGCTGGATGCATTTGGATCAGCTGAATCAGACACTGACCCCCCTATCCTTTCCTGTAAAGCATCATCCGAGAATAAAGTTTGATAGCCTGAATAAATACCACCGAAAACCATAGCAAGAAGAGGAATTAACAATAATAGCTTTTTTGGTAGCTTTCTTTTAACCGTGTGTACTTCAGCACTTTTATAAAGTCCATAACATTCTTTAGGGTATTTAAACTGGGTTTTTTCAGCGGCTTGCAGATCGTGCCAATTTTGCGTATCCATGAGTTTGTTATTCTCATACATAACCGCCCTTTCCATTCCAAAATTACGTTGAAGATGCACATGATTACCAACCAATCTTCTAGCGGCATGATCCAAAAGACTGGGATGCTGTGTTATAAAATATAGATCAATTCCACGGTGTCTATGTTTTCTTATGAACTCAATACCAAGAGGCGGTTTGTCCTTAGCAGAACGTACTGGGAAATGATCAGAAACCTCATCAATAACAACAATAGATCCATCTTGAATCTCGTCGGGATAATTCTGAACGTCTTTGATTTCAGTCCAATCCAATTTTAAATCAGGAATACCGTGATAGTAGATTTTTCTATCTTTAATATCTTTGAGCTTATTAATCAGATAAAGCGTTTTTCCAGAGCCTGGAGTTGCTGTTATAAAATTTAACATTTAAGCCCCCAATTGGGTTGGATCAGAAGATGCAGGCTTACGCCATACGCTACCTTTTCTTGAATCTGTTAATTTATTCCAACCTTGAAGAGTAAATTTTGCCAGCGTAGCTGAAATTATCATGGTAGCGGCAACATCAATTTGCATAATACCAAGCAAAGCTAAAACGTCAGCAGGCAAACCGTTCAATGAATTCTGTATAACATCTTCTAACTGATTTAATAAAAAATAAGCACCGAAATAAGTTGTAATGCCAAACCCGATAGCAACAGCACCGCGCTTTACAAATTCCATGATACTCATGCCAAGATATGAGATAAAGGCCATTCCAGCCCAGCCGACCGCAGGTAATGCCATAATAATACTCCAATAGTGAACGCAAAAAGGCGGCTAAAGCTCGCCTACTTTTGCGTTAAGTTACATTCGATAAAATACGAATAGAGATAAAAGAGGCAGAGATTAAAAGGAGGTTTCCAATAATTTCTGCAATAGAACAAAAAGGTGATAGATCTATTCTAAAAGTAGCACCCGCTACAGCATAAGAACGAGGAGAGGGGCAAGTGGTAGGAAGATCGTAGCCAGAGGTGTCAAGATCAGCGAGTTGCACTTCCGAACCATCATCTAGGGACGTAATATAACCAAGGGATTTTTTTACCTGTTCGCTTGTTAATTGTTGTTTACCACAATTATCCAACCAACCTTGACGAGCGATTGCACACATAACCACCCCGCCCTTACAAACTGGCTCTTGCTTGCATCCCTTATCGGTAAACTTTTCCTTTAATTCGCAGTCATCACCAATTTTTTCGTAACCGTCAGGGCATTGCGTAGGCTCATTAGTTACACATTTGTCACCTGAAAGCGTGGTACCAGAAGGACATTCAGCAGGAACGGAGGTGTTAGGATCATCGGTTTTAACGCATTGGTTTCCGTTTCGGTCGTATCCATCGGGACACGGCAGGAAATCAGAAACACAAAGCCCGTTAATTAGAGTGGATCCCGCTTGGCACGTTGCTTTAGTGGATAAAGCAGTGGGGACGCAAACAGAACCATTCCAAACAGCATTATCACCACAGACAAATTTGGAACGCTGGCAAATGCCATTGATGAACTCAAGACCAGAGGGGCATTTGGTTTGATCGGCTTGACATATACCATTAATCAAACTGGTGCCCGTTGGGCACTGAATATCAGCCTCACATTGGTCACCAACCCTTTTCGTTCCAGAAGGACATTCCAACCCCGCGTCAGGCTCAGGCTCAGAAAGGGGATCCCCTTGGGGATCATTCCCATTATCTGGACTTGTATCATTATCAGCACGAGGAACACACATATTAGACGCAGTATCGAGGGAGTAACCCTTGGGGCAATTGGGGTTCGGATCATCGGGGGTACATGTAAAGCCGTCATAAGTTGACCCCGTTGGGCAAGTGGGATCAGGCTCGGGTTCAGGATCAGGCTCAGTTGAACATTGATTACCGTTAGGCGAGGTACCGTTGGGACATGACCATACAAGAGGCTCGCATTGATTTGTGGCTGGGTTTTTATAATTACCTGCTAAACAATCATCATTTGCACAATTACCTTCATTATCTGGATGCTGACCAGCTGGACATTGATTTGACGGATCAAGGGAGGTGCAACCACTGGGATTTTGTGGAGTTATACCAGTGAATTCAAGGGTATCAGGGCATTGAGGATCAGAAGTACATTGATCCCCGTCCATGAGGGTTCCAGAGGGACATAGATCAGACTCGTATGGCGGAACATAACAGCCCGTATTTGACGCGTTATTCCCATCGGGACACGCCTCAGTTATAGAAACAACGTATTGATAAAAGGAAGAATCGGGAGTCTGAACACGAAAAACAACAGCGGGATAACTTCCGTACATAGCAACATAAACACAAGCACCTGAATAGCCTTCATTAAAAGGGGGTTGAACAGAGACATAATCACTACATGAAGTCCATGCTTGACTGACAGTAGTAGAGTAAACATTAAAAGAAAGTAATGTTAAAACGATTAATAATATTTTTCTTTTAATATTCATCAAGAGACCACTATATACATAGCGATAGAACAAACAATTAGATAAAAATAAGGTAGATAGTCCATAGTTTTTTTCCCATAAAAAAAGGGGGGAACGGTTAAACACACTAAAACCAAACCCCCCTTTTATTTTTTTTTACTATTAACCGAAAATAGCGCCTTTAACCCACTTATACACAACAGCAACACCAGCCAAACCAATCAAAGCGGAACCAACAGCAGTAATAGCCGCAGTTCCGTCAGTAGTGATTGAAGTAGTTGCCGCGGTTACATCAACAGCCGCGAAAGCTGGAACAGATGCAGCAACACCAGTTGCAATTAATAGAACTTTTGTAGACTTTTTCATTTTAAAAACCCATTTGTTTACGAATAGAGCGAAAAATAAACGCAACCGAAAAAAGGAGGGCAACCGCTCCTATTAATTGCCCAGCTTGCGTGTAGGTTATTGGGGGTACGCAGTCAGTAACCAACAAAGATAAATATTCATCAACAGTAAAATAACCATCGGGATTATCAATAGAATGTGTTACGGGTATAAGGTAAGAACCAGAAGGACATTCAGTATAATTTGATATAGCTGTTATATCGTTATAATCAGCACTAACACACATAACACCCATATTATTGTTTGGCGGGTGATCTTGAAGGAAGAACAGGAACAAGTTGTATTTTTCTTGTATCCAATTCAATAGCATCGAAGTTACCAGTTATAAACGCCTTGTTAAGATCTAGAGTGTAATCACCAGCGGGATGAACTTGGACACCATCAGGCAAATTCAATTGAACTTTTAGGGGGAATTTTGCACCCTGTTCATATACCCATATTTTTTGTGACCGCATAGACCAGTCACGACCAGCCGCAGTCTTTCCAGATCTTGCATCTACATTTGATAATTCGCCTTGTTGCTCGTCAATAATTACTTTTAAAGCCGTCATTTTTTTAACCTGTTTTTGTTTATGGAGAAAGAGAGGAAGCCCACTGGCAAGAATAAAGCCCGTTGGAATCCTCCCAAAATTGTTTTATATCTTTTATGAATATGGCTAACGCCTTTTCTATTTCGTCAGCTCTGAAAAGCGCGTATTCTTTAGGCAAATAAAATTTCATTTGCTTTAGTTTGATATTTTGAGAACAACGATATAGGTTTTTAAAGTCGTCTAGCTCGTCATACTGCTTAGTTAAATATTTACAAATATACTTTGCTAGAGAGTGGATAGATTGACCGTCTTTTTTTCTTTTTAAGTCAATGTTCCCAGCCCCAACGACTTGAAGCCATAACGATCTAATAGCGTTGGCATGCATGAAGCCGTGTATCGCGGCGTGAAAGTGAATAGCCCCGCGTTTTTGACGTTCAACTATTACTAGGTATTTAAGGGCTGGATACTTTTGCTGAACTAGACGTATGAATTTTTTCCAATCTTTCCAACACTCTTGTAAATCGGTTTTATTTTCTTTATAGGTAAGAGTTAGAAAGTGATCTAACTCCCCTTCTATAATTTTTTTTCTGATTACTGATTTAGCGCGTCTTAATGAACGTTGCTTATTTTCCTCTTTGTCTAATTCTGAAATCTCTTTTAGCTCTGTAGCTTCAATAATTAGACGTTCTGCTTCATCTGAATCATAAGGAACAGAATCAAGAAGGCGTTCATGCATCAATTCCTTATCAATAACTTTTTTTGTATAGCATTCTGAATCTTTAACTGTAGTTACTGAAACCTCAGCTTCGCCAGAACTGTAATCAGTAATATTAAAAACAGTATATGTTCCAGACTTGGGGCTATGCTCAGACCAGCCGCGATCAATCATAGAGCAATAATTAGAGAAAAGAGATTGAGACATAATAAAAGGTGATGTTCAGATGAGTCCGTATATCAAGTCTAAGAGCAGGAGGCTTTCAGCCTCCCATTTTTAGAGCTGTAAAACGCTCTGAATTAGCCCAAACCCCCTATTTTGTCGATTGCTGTTTGTTTTTGTAATAAGCGAGTAGTAGATATAAGGGAATGAATAGAACCCTGTAACTCTTGATGCCAATCTGTAAAAAGTTCAGATTCAGTACAAGCCGATACAGAGACAAGCAGAGTAATAGCTATGCCAATTTCCTCTTCTGTTTGTTCGTGACTCTGTGCGGTCATTTTGTGCCTTAATTTGTATGTTATTACATGTATACATAAATACATTTTATGCATTTTATACATGTAAATAAGTTACATTGTCAACATGTAAAATGTATACAGAGGTATATGAAACATGAAAAAACTAATACAAAATTTTAGGGTAAGACAGGACAGAGCAGAAATATTAAGGAATACAGCCATGAACTTGACCGTAAAACAAAAGGAATACGTAAAAGAAACAGATCTTATAAATTTCTTAATTGATGGCTATGCAGACCGAATAAATATAGATGAAAACGGGCTGTTTTTAGAAGATGATGAACAATGATTAAAAAAATAACAATTTCAATATGCTTATTTGCATTGATGATAATAGGCTATGGAATAATAAAAAAGGTAGAAACAGAACAAACAATTAAAATAATAAACCATGGATCAAAAGCAATAAACAATCTAAAACTAAAACCAATAAAAACACCCAAAATAAACACAAAAAGAATGGTTAAAAACAAAGTATGGGTTAATGGAAAAACACTAAAAGAATGCATGAAAGGAAAAAACGAAATAAACAATAATACAGTTAAATGTAGAAGTGGTTATTTTAAAGAAATATGGATATGGGAATAGAACCTCGCATAATAGCAGATTATGCTAAATAACAAGGGGTTTTTGATTGTAACACCTTGTTAAATAACATAATCTCAGGGTACATTATGCGAAATTAAACGTTGTACTTCTTTAAAGAAGGTTTAGTGGTATGCAGAGTTATTTTTTATTCAAATAATGGCCGAGGGTATCAGATTACAAGAACCTGTAAAGATTAATAAATTAGA